CATAGGTTGACCAGTACGTTGATTGATAATGTTCTGACCAGGTTGTCCTGCTGCTCCTTGTGGTCCTGGAGCCCCATTTTCTCCTGCAGGTCCTCGTGCGCCATCTCGAACATTATCCAATCTCGTGCTAGCAGCTGCTTTTAAATTGTTATAACTCACTACGATATATACTTCTAAATATTCTCCTCTACGTTGAGCCGTGCTCCAACCAGCGATGCTTCCATTATCATTTAGCTGTCTATTTGGTAGAGTTGTCCATTCGTCATTTCCAAAACCTCTATGATAGAAGTCGACAATATATCCCTTAGTTACTTTAACACCATCAAAATAGACTTCTGGGAAAACATATATTTGACTGTTCACACCGTTTCTAAAATTTCCTTCGATTCGAACACTTGCAGATAATGAATGACCTTGTTCTCCATTATCGCCTCTAGGACCTTGTGGTCCTGGAGTTCCGTTCGTGCCATCACGACCAGCAGGACCTCGCTCTCCAGTGGCTCCTCGTTCGCCTCTATCACCTTTCAACGAATTTCGTTGCGCTTGACTTAAATTCTCAAAAGTAACAACACCATCACGACCAGCAGGACCTCGTTCTCCAGTTTCGCCTTTTTGTCCTCGTTCGCCTTGTGGTCCAGTTAAATATCGTAATTGTGGATAACGATTTCTACCATCACCAATTTTGACAAAGCCAGTATCAGTTTCGGTTACTAGTTCACCTTCAGCAGCGATATATGAGCTGGTTTGCCATTGCTGTCGAGTCATTCGTTTAAATTGTACTCTAGCGTTTGCTATTTCTGGCATTATCCTACACCTCCATCAATAATTAAATCTGGTGTATCACTCCAACCCAATAGAACAGAATTATCTTGATTTCCATCAAAAATTTCTTTCCATTCAATCTGTAGTGTTACATCTTCTTGCGTTTCATTAATATTCTTAACAATTGTTTTAGTTTTGTACCAATTACTTTCGTATCGTACGTTATACATTCCAAAGTAAACCATTGGAACAACGGTTCTATCAGTAGTGAAGTTCTGTTGGATCGTAGGGAATCTGTTGTCTTGAGGTGTATACACTACTTGCCCTCCTGTCAATAAGTAAGGAGTTCTTAATAATGTAGTGACATCTCTATGACCGTAAGGAGTACATTCGGCACTCCAGCTAATCGTGTATTGCTGCCCTACTTCAAACCCACTACCATTGTGACCTACTTCAATATAATCAGTACCTAATTCTATTGTTCGGTTAGGCTCTCCTGCTAATCTATTTTTGTTATAACGAGTAATCCCATCACCACCGATAAGCTCGTTATTAATCTTACTTAATTGAGCGTTCTTATCGATTTCATCTTGCAGTTCTTTCATCGGCTCCTTTAGCCATTTATCAAAATCTGCCTTAATCTTATCTGTATCGATTTTGCTAGCAGTTAACTTGCTGCTAATTTCTGCAGCTAATCTAGCTTTCTCTTCTTCAGATAATGCTTTTGATTTTTCGATGCTGTCTTCAATAGACTCTTTCATCTTTTGGAATCGACTGTCAAATGCTCTATCTGCATTTTGCATTCTTTTTTCAAACTCTTTATCCATCTCATCAATTATTTCTGATGTTTTCGAATCGATAGCATTACTAACCATTGCTCCTAAAGATCCACCAAAAGAATTCTTAATCACTCCAAATCCGATGGATTTCAATTTTCTTCCCATTGGTGAATATGTATAAGATGTAATTTGTTTACGTATATCCACTCCAAAAGTTTCATAAAAAACACTTACAACATCAAATATTTTTACAGAAACATCACTTTGACCTGTTACATCAATTTCAAAGCTATCTACCATTAAATCACAAAGAGTTCGTTTGAAATAATTTTTTCCGTATTCTTGTAACGTGGCTATATCTGTAACTTTCTCATCATTCACATCCATACTAGCTTCATAAATATTTTGATATTGGCCAACTAATGGACTATCCACTGTTACTTCGATGACTTGTTCAGAATCACCTTTTCCTTTAATTTTCTTTCTCAAATGAATTCTAGTACATAATGATTTAATCGACTTCTTTTGCTGATAACGTTTAATATTTTTCTTAAACATAAAAAGCGATTCATTTTCAGAACCGCCATTTTTAAGTAATTCTATTCTGTATCGATCACGAATTAAATCTCCACCCCACTGCCCAACAATAGAATGTTTATCTTTAATAAGTACATCCATTGCAGAAATGTTTTTCACATTTAATGTATGAGTTTCTAAAATATCCGAAAAAAATGAAAATTGATTTTCTCGAATAATAGCACCAGCTAATGCATTCATCACAGCAAATCCCGAACCCTGAATAACATTTATATTTGAGATTATATAATGATTTAATAAGGTAGCTATTTGATTAGCATAGACTGTTATATAACCATCGTTCATCTCGGTTTCAAAAATAATAAATTCTTGTTCTCCATGTAAATCATCTGCTGTTATATGCACTTCTTCTTTTAATAACATCCACTTATTATCACTTGTTGGAAATTTAAACGATAATTGGTAAGTACTATTTGCGAGTTGCTTAATTTCGTCATTATATGCTTCGTTCAAAGGAATATTTCCTTCATGTATATAAATCATGCTAGATACCTCCAATTACCTTTTATTGTAATTTTTGTAACATTCCCAGTTATAACAATTCCAGAAATCCCAGGTTTTAATTCGAAGAAAGTTCCTCTTTTACGTAATGTATTTTTAATATTACCTTCAAAATTAAATATGGCTTGTTTTTTATGACGACAATCAATTGTAACTTTTTTCTTTAATGATAAATGCATCGTTTGTTCTCCAATTGTTAAAGAAACATCTCCATCTCCTTCAATAATTACAATCGGTTCGCTGTAGACTGTGCCGATATTATTTACAGAACCATTTCCCGTCAATATAATATCTGAAACTTGCTTAAGATATCTAAATGGATGCATTTTTAATTTAATAGTCAATTTCCATGCGTGAAAACCTTGTTTTTCATATTCTGCATCTATAAAATCTGCATAAAAAACAGAATCAGGATGATAGCTAAATTCAAGCACATTATCTGTTGTCTTGAATTTGTTAATGATTGTTTCAATGTCTACTAGAGAATTTAATGAAAATTCGAAAGAGCGTTCATAACTTTCGAACGCTCCATCAAAAACATCATAAGTACCATTAGCGCCATAAATAGTTGCACTATCATTTCTTCGATATTTTGCTGTTTGTACTTTACCAAAACTCGTCACATAACATTTATCTAAAGTTGAAGTATCAAATCCATTGATAATCATTTTATCCATCTAAATACCCTCCCTTGCAAAAATATCAGCATGACGTTGATACGTATTTTGTGCAACAATTTCTCCATCTAAGTACATTGTTGTATCTTTATCAATTAATTTTTTTAGTAAAGCTGAAATCTTTTCTTTCAATGAAATAATTTCAATAGAGACATCACTTTTTTCTGGTTCATATAAATTCGCTGAAACTTCCATCGTTTTTGTAACCTGCGGATTTAAATTAATTTCACTATCTATTGAAGTTTCTAAATTATCAAAAGGTGTAGAAATTTCTTCAGTCATTTTAGATACTGTTTTCTGTACATCTAGGAAACTATTTTTTAACCCTTCGTTTAATCCGTCCATAATAGCATTACCTGCTGGTATTAAAAGTTTTCTATCATACTCAATAGGCCCTTTATGTTCAGCAATCCAGCTAGCGATTCCACCAACAAAGTCAGTAACGGCTCCCCAAGCAGATTTTAAACCATTTAAAAAGCCATCCATGATAGCACGACCAGCGCCTGCTAAATCAATGTTCCATAATTGGTCAAAGAACCCAGTTATAGCGCTAACTAATGCAGATACTGCTCCTACCATAGTGTCCCAAGCTGATTGCGCTCCAGATACGATATTATTAATAATACTCAATACACTAGCTTTCAATGCTTCCCAAGCTGAACTTGCTGCAGATTTGATAACATTCCAAATATTAGATAAGATTTGCGCAAAACCATCAAATATGATTTTTCCAGCGTTTACCATTCCGTTCCATAACGTTTCTGCAACGCCCTTGATGCTTTCCCAAGCTCCAGACCAGTCGCCAGAAATAATTTGCATTACTGCCCGAACGATACCTGCGATTGCATCAATTGCCGTTTTAATTGAATTCTTCAGCAATTCCCAAACCGTAATAACAATTGTACTAATGTTATTCCACGTTAACTCCATATACGTTGCCAAAATACCCATGGTATTTTCAATGATCATTTGTATCACGGGCATTACAGTTTGGATAACTGATTGAATAGCGTTCCAGACTGTTTCAAATGTTTGCTGGATTAGACTTTGATTTTCAGTCCACCATGATGAAATTCCATCCCAAACTGTTTTGATAAAATCAACCAATGATTGAATGATTGGAGATACAACCGCAAGAAGATTAGTCCAAACTGAAACTGCTGTTTCGGTAATTCCGATCCATGCTTCTGTAAATGCTGGAGCAATCGATTGAAATGTTCCAGAAAACCACTCCATGAAACTTCCCAACATTTGTTTCCCTGTTTCAGTTTGAGTGAAGAACCACGCTAGTGCTGCAGTTGCTGCAGCAATCCAACCAATGAATGGAATAGCAGAAATTGAAGCTGTGATACTAGTTGCAAATGTAGTTATTGCTGTTTTTGCCATTCCGATAGCTCCAGTAATTCCACCTAATTCAGATACAAAACCTGCAATTTTTACAGCTGCCATAGTTACGCCTAGCGCTACTAAAGCTGATTTTAATAAATCAGCAGCTAACTGATTTTCTTTAAAAAAACTAGTAATTTCTTTTAATGCACCAGATGCAACGCTTAATACTGAAGTTAGTATTTCAAAAGCTGTTCCTAGAATCGTTACTCCTTGTTCGCTACCTTGAATTCCTAACAAGTCTCCAATAAAATCAACTGCAATACTACCAACATCTACAATTGCTGAACCGATATTTTCAAAAGTAACACGAATATTTTCTGCAATATTTACAATTTGAGTTGCTGCATCTTCACTAAATCCTAATGCTTCTAAAATATCAATATTATCTTGATTTGACATTGAACCAAAAATCATATCAAAGAAAGTTTGGAATACTCCAGTTACTCTAGATAATTGGCTATAGACTGCATTACCAAATTCATCACCAAATAAATTAGAAGCAATTTTACTTACACCTTCTGTAAAAATTAATCCCATTCCTGAAAAAATGTTTCCTAACATTGGAAAAAAGTTATCAAATAAAAATGTTGAAGTGGTTTGTGCCAACGCCTCCAAAGCTGGTAGTACATTTTCACCAATTGCGATTTTACCAAGAACATTTTGAGCAGCTGCTTTCATGGATTCAAACGAACCTGTAAAAGTTGATGCAGCTTCTTTAGCAGTGGTTCCTGTAATATCTAGATTTTCTTGAATAGCATGAATAGCGCTATAAACATCTGATAAGTTATTTAAATCGTATTTAACGCCTGTTAACTTTTCTGCATCTGCTAATAGCCGTTGCATTTCTTGTTTTGTACCACCGTAACCTAGTTTTAAGTTATCTAACATAGTATAGTTTTGCTTCGCAAATCCTTGATAAGCAAATTGGATACTTTCCATAGATGACCCCATTTTGTTAGCGTTGTCGGACATATCAACTAAAGCCATGTTTGCTACTTCTGCAGCTTTGTCTGTATCGCCACCTAGAGATTGTAATAAACTAGCACTAAAACCAGTTACGCTTTCCATATACTTATTGGCAGATAAACCAGTTGTCCGATACGCTTCATTAGCGTAATTCTTTACAGTATCAGCACTACTTTTGAATAACGTTTCCACACCACCTAATGATTGTTGCAAGGCAGCACCTTCACTAATTGAGGCAGAAATGGAATCTTTTAACAATTTTCCAATTCCTAAACCTGCAACCAACGCCAAAGCTTTTGCTTTAAAACTTCCCATAAAATTAGTACCTGCTTCATCTCCAGCGCTATTAGCTTCTGAACCTAGCGCCTTAGATAAAGAACCGCTAATCCCCTGCATTGATGGAACAATCTGTACATACGCTGTTCCTAATTCTGTTGCCATTTAGTTTCCTCCTTTCCTAGTAATTTCGCTCTTGCTCTTAAGAATTCCTCGCCAGATTCAAATAATCTTGTTTCTGATTTTTCTTTTTCTTCAGCTTCTCCATTTAATGTAGCTAAAATTGATTTTGGAACGTTGTTACCTTTTGCTCCATCTTTTGTTTTTTGCCAAATTAAAATCCCTAATCTATCAGCAATACTAGCTAATAGAGATTGTTCAAGAGAAATTTTAGAACCAGATAACTTCATCTTGATTCTTGAGTTGTCTCTTAAGCCTAAAGAAAAAGAGGCTGGGCAAAAAGTCTCAAAAATAGAAGAAAGCACGTCCTGATT